CCGTGTAGTTGCTTGCCAGAATTGAGAATTGTTGGTTGTAGTCAACAACGTGACTGTCAAGCACTGCATCCAGACCTGCTATCTCAGACAACACCTTTGCTAAGTGAGATGCAAAGTTCTGATCCATCTCGGCCAGTCTTAATCTGTAAGCCGTGATGAATTCCTGAAGGTTAGAGATTTGTTCAGTCAGAAGCGATTCAATCTCATCTGCGCTGGTGTTGGCATTCACCTCGAGGTCCGTAAGCCTCGTATCCATCTGCCCAAGAGCATCTTTTGCCTCTGCCGCATCAAGGACCATCTGAGCCCTATTCTCTGCAATCAGAGTCTCAATCTCGTCCATGTACTGGTCTAGATCGGCGAGATAAACGCCTGATTGTGCATTCTGGACCGTCGTTTGAGCGTCAAACTGCTCATGCGACGTGTCGATCATCATAGTCCAGTTCCTCAGGATCTCGTTGTACCTGACCTGATTCGCTGTTCTGGCATCATTAGCTGCTATGGTGTAAGAGTTACACAAATCCAACAGCACGTCTTGCGGACGAAGCCCATTCCTCTTCAAGTTGAAGTAATAGGTAGGCGGAGTCGTTGTTCTGTCCAACCTGATGTTGGTTATTTCGTACCCTTGAGCGACAAGCCATCCCATGACGTTTTCTGGAACGTCTGAAACTGTCTGCTGAGCCCACCAAACATTCAAAGCTGGGTTAGCAACTCTTGGAAGCCAGAGTTCGGACTGTCCTGGATTTTGCTCAGGTATGTTTGAAGCCACGTTTGGATCGCTCATGTTAACCCTGTTCCTGAAATCATCCAACGAGTCGCAGTCATCTTAATAGCTTTTGCAATTCCACTAGCAGCTAGCGTTCGCGACCCTGTTGTTCCAGCCCCAGCCAGAACTAGAGTGTCTGCTGTAATCGCAATCGTTATCACGCCAGCTGAGGTGTCGTTCACAAAGGTAAGCTCCGTTCCAATCGGATATGGAACGTTAGCGTTAGAATCGATTGTCCATATTCTTGCCGTGGTGTCAGCAGACGGGTGGTAGATATGGCCATTGGCGTCACTAATGGTCGTGGTGTACGCATCTGACTGTGAATTTTGTGGAACACACTTAGTTGTGATCCGATCTTGCACCCACGAAGCGGCTGTAGTTCCTGAAGTCAAAACACAAGTAAATGTTGCTTCCGAGCCAGGACGCACAATAAGAACTGCGTTTCCGCCAGAACTGTTTACTGTCACCGCACCAGTGGAATTGTTAATCACTCGGAACGGATGGCCAAGCTCGAGAGTGCTTGTCACTGGAAGCGTCACCGTCTGTGTTGTAGATCCAGTAAAGATCTGTGTCCTGTTGCTCAGTACCGTCAAAACTGTAGTGCCTGCAGCAGTAGCAGTAGACGTAGCCCCTCCATGAGGTACTGACTGACTCCCATCAGCGCGGAAGAACTGTGCCGTGTTATTAGCCAGTTTCGGCATAAGACCGTGCGCCGAGGTCGAAGCGTTCCGATCCGTGTTGTCATCAGGAGCGGCAAAGTCATCAAGCTTTATGGCTTGTGCGTCATAAAGATATCGATTGCTCCACAACTGACCTACAGTTGCCTTGCGATTTGCGCCGCCTTCGCTCAGGAGCATCAGATCATCATTGGAAACAGTTGCGTCCGCAAGAACAGTCAAGTCAATGTTCCCAGACGTAACGCCTGTCACATAGGAAGCGAACGCATCAACATCCAGCTTGTAACTGGTCGACCCCCTACGCATCCAGATATCATCGCCTGCCTGAACTGCTGGAGAAGCATCTACTTTGCTCCACATTTTGCCTTCTATGTAAGACGCAATGTTTGCAACAGTAGCTTTACGGTTAACCCCTCCAACTCCTCCGTCTTGAATCAGGAACAAATCATTATCGGAAATAGCCGCGTCAGCTAATGCACCAATATCAATGCTTCCAGCCAAAACGCCACCGACATAGGTAGCGAACACGCCAACGTCCAACTTGTAGCTCGTTGAACCACGACGCATCCAAATATCATCTCCAGCTGAAACTGACCCTACGTCAGTCTTGTCCCACATTTCTGTTTCGGCATAGGATGCTATGTTTGCTGCAGTTATCTTCTTAGGAGTGGTTCCCTCGATTACATAAAACACGTCGGCATCTTCAAGAGGATTTAACGCCGTCAGTGCTGACACGTAGTCCTCAAAGTCAGCCCAGAGCTTTGTCTCTAGCTCAGCAAGAGTAGCCTTCCTTGCGTTAGAGCCATCTCCAATCAACAGCAAAGAACCAGAAGCCAGGGTTGCTGAAGTGAGCCCAGTTAGATTCAGAACATCAGCTTGGACACCATTTAAGATGTACGTCTCGAGCTGATCCACTGTCACACTAAGAGTCGTTCCAGCTCTTCCGATCAACACCTTATCGCCAGTAGCAACGGGATTGCCGCTTGTGGCCGACCAACCTGAAGCCAAGACATAGGTAGAAAGCAGCCCTATGTCCAGCTTGAATTGCGTTCCAGATCTGAATATAAGGAAGTCATCACCAACTACAGCTCCTACGGCATCGGCTGCGCTGTTCTGGGTTCCGACAACGTAAGAAGCAATGTTAGCCCCAGTCGCTGTCCTGCCTGTTCCGCTTCTTTCCAGCAAGAATACGTCAGTAGCATTCGTGGCCGCCCCTAAAGCCGCGTAAGTATCCCAAGCTGCTGACACTGCGTCAGTAGATATCTTAGACTGCATGTAGGTAGCCAAGACTGCAGCAGTAACCTTGCTCGCAGTTCCACCGTCATTGATGTAAAACGTATCTCCATCAACAACAGTCACTACCGATGGCAATGTACCTAGATAGGTCAAGAATTGAGAGTGAACACGACTAGCAATACTGGTGAATGTCGTTTTCCTAGCCGTAGTCCCTTGTGCCACCACGTACTGATCGGAGTCCGCAAGCGTTGCTGCTGTCAGTGCTGCTATCTGACTCCCAAGGCTTTCTACGCCTGCGTTGATAAACGTCCGAACGTTATCAATGTCGATCTGCTTAAGAACACCCCCGTCAACATAAAGAAGCTTGTCGCCAGAAAGAATCGTTGTCTCAACACCGATGGCCTCGAGCTTGTCTACTATCCAGTTGAAGAAGTTCTGCGCTGTAATGATCTTCTCAACATCCGACTGGAATACGTTGAGCTCGTCAGAATCCGCTACGGTCGTTATGACCGATGCCTGATGAAGCTGATCGATCGTAAACGCAGCCAACAATGCTGCTGTCGCATGCTTCGAGGTCGTACCGTCCAACAACGGCAACTTCTCTGGACCTGTCAAAGTGTCGACAACGAGACCGTTAATCCAGTCTGAAAAAGGAACATCAGGCATGGTTATCGCCACCTTCCACTTGGTTCAATGAAACAACGTGCGCCTTCCCAGGCCCAATCACCACTACTTGCGGACAACAACAGAACCATGAACTTACCTCTAGCTCGAGGGTAAGACCTATGATTAGCTCCCGTTCCCGTCCAAACACCACTACTTTGAATGTTTGCTGGCGTATTGCCTGCTACCAAAGCCTCAATCGCTGCTTTGGCATTCTGCGTGACCTGTTCAGCTGTATCGGCTACCAAAACCCTCCACGTCACGTTTACCGAGCTCTGAGCCAGGATCCCATGTATCTGAATCAACCTTCCAAAGGTCGCTCCATCGCCAAGCAGGATCGGCCCCATGGCAATGTACGACCCTGTATGCCCCACCTTGAAAGGCCAGAATCCTTGCCTCTCCGTGTCGAACAACCACGACTCCGATGCTGACGGAATGTGAATGTACACTCCGCGTGTTTCGTGATCGTACTCAAGAACCGTATCCTCGTCCGTAACGCCAGTCAGCTGCTCTGGTATCACATCCTCGGAAAGAGCTTGAAGGCCCTCGCCTGATGCCGCAACAGTGTAAAGACCGTGAGACGAAAGGAAGTAGTATCGGTCGAGATGATCGCGACACCACGCCTTAGCCCCAACCATCCCTACTCCCCTGGAAATGTTTCTCAGCGATCCATCAGCAGTAGGATCGCCCTGAAGCACCCAAAGAGAATTGCTCGTAGCTGCCAACATGTAAGCATCTTTGTGAGGAATTAGTGACACGACGTCAGCGCCGATCTCTCCTGCCTCAGAAAGCTGAATAACG